ATGGTAAACATTGCATCCTCCTGTAGCCTCATCAGGCCGGGTGTTACCCGGCGACCGTCGCCACGGGCTCGCGCCCGTGGCTAGGTTTCGGCTCAGTTGCTGTCCTCGAGGATCGTACCCCTCAGATTCGCACCCTCGAGGTTTGCGCCCTCGAGGATCGCGCCCTGCAGATTCGCACCCTCGAGGTTTGCGCCCCGCAGGTCAGCTTTCCGCAGGATCGTCCCCTCGAGGTCAGCTTCCCGCAGATCAGCACCCTCGAGGATCGTCTCCTCGAGGATCGCTCCCCGCAGGAGCGTGCCCTCGCGGTCAGGGCCCTCGATGAGCATCCTCCGCAGTTTCGCGCGCCGCAGTTTCGCGCGCCGCAGATCAGCACCCTCGAGGTTGGCGTGCCACAGGTTAGTATCCTTGAAGCTTGCTTCCTCGAGGTTTGCTCCCCGCAGGTCAGCGCCCCGCAGGTCAGCGCCCTCGAGGTTGGCGTGCCGCAGGTTTGCTCCCCGCAGATCAGCACCCTGCAGACAGGCGTCCCGCAGGTAAGCGCCCCGCAGATCAGCGCCCTCGAGGTTGGCGCGCCACAGGTCAGCACGCTCGAGGTCAGCGTACAGAAGGTTGGCGCCCCGCAGGTTTGCTTCCTGCAGGTAGATGTCTCTCGCGAAAGCACCCATGAGGTCCGCTCCCTCGAGGTTTGCACCCCGCAGGTACAGACCCTTGAGGTTAGGCTGTAGCGGGTGATCACTCCACACGCTGCACTCTGGGCTGCAGCGTAATGAGCAAAAGCGATTTCGGTGGTTAGCCTTCAACGCCTCGCAGATCAGATTTGTCATGTCATCCTCCTCGCATGTAGCCTCATCAGGCCGGGTGTTACCCGGCGACCGTCGCCACGGGCTCGCGCCCGTGGCCAGGTTTCGGCTTAGTCAGAGCCATACTCTGCAACGACGTGCGGATAGTGTGTCACTATCCAGTCCCGGATCACCGCCTTTGCCCGCTCCGCCCGCTGCCTGCTGCCCTCGCGCAACTGCATGGCGATGAGCACGTCGGGCTTGCGCTCGTAGTGTCCGGTCCACATCCGCCGGTCGTGCTCCTGGATATCGCTCAGGGCGCGCATGATCTCGACCGGCAAATCGTGGCGAGACAGGCACCCGCTTTGGCAGCGGGCCGGACGCCCGTCAGGCCGATACCATTGCGCGCTGCCGTGCGAGACGACGAGCACATCGTCCAGATGGGTTGGCACGCCTGCCAGCTGGGCCGCGTAGTACACGCTTACGGGCGCACGGAGCGGGCGCTGCCACGAGGCAGGAATGTAGCGGATGCGAATCCGCCACGAGCGCGGATCGTCAGCCGGGTCGTTCCGGCCCCGTACGGGGATAGTGCCGTCGAGCACATATCCCTCAGGGGCAGCCGCAGCCGCCAGTGCGTCGTGCGTCGCGTGATCGTCTATCGCTACCCCGTCGGGGACTCGCGCGTAGACAGTCCACTCTCTCGGCACGCGCGGCGGCTGCAGGCGTTTGATGCCGAGTGCGTCAGAGTCATGGTGCGTCGTCATGTTGTCCTCCAATCAGCCTCATCAGGCCGGGCTTCACCCGGCGACCGTCGCCAGCAACTTGTGTTGCTGGCTAGGTTTCGGCTTTATTGCTTGTTGCCTGTCATCTGGGTGCCTGTCACGCGCGCATACAGAGCCTCCACACTGTTATCGCCGTCGATCCAGGCGTTGTTTATCCGATCGCTCGCGGCATCCTCCGGCCATCCCTCCGAGATCAGGCGGTTCAGAACCTCGTTGAGCGTGTCCAGCTCTGATTGCGTAAAATTTTCCGTGTTTTCCAGGGTAAACATTGCATCCTCCAATCGTTCAGCCTCATCAGGCCGGGTGTTACCCGGCGACCGTCGCCACGGGCTCGCGCCCGTGGCTAGGTTTCGGCTTACTTCCGGATGATCGCACCCTCCAGGTTCGCTCCCTCGAGGTTCGCTCCCTCGAGGTTGGCGTCCCGCAGGTCAGCGCCCCACAGGTCAGCACTCTCGAGGTTGGCGTCCCGCAGGTCAGCGCCCCGCAGGTCAGCGCCCTCGAGGTCAGCGTCCCGCAGGTTCGCTCCCTCGAGGTTGGCACCCCGCAGGTCAGCGCCTCGCAGGCAAGCACCCTCGAGGTCAGCGCCCCGCAGGTTCGCTCCCTCGAGGTCAGCGACCTCGAGGTCAGCGCCTCGCAAGTCAGCACCCTCGAGGTTGGCGTCCCGCTCAGTGCAGATCAGATTTGTCATGTCTTCCTCCTGTAGCCTCATCAGGCCGGGTCTAACCCGGCGACCGTGACCGGTGGTCGCGAGCCACCGGCCAGGTTTCGGCTTGTCAGCGCGGCCTTCCCGGCGTCCGGGGTGCTCCGCTCTGGGTCCGGGTCTGCCTACCGCCTCCGCTCTGGTCCATGGCCTGGTAGGTCTGGGCTGTCCCGTCGCCCCGTTGTCGATGTCTATGTAGCAAATCGCTACATGGCAGTCAAGTCCGTTTTCCGGATGGTCTCGATTCGTCAAAGCCATATACCGTCATCCGGACAACTGCAATGTAGCAAATCGCTACAGGCTTGTCAAGCCCCACCTTGCGGGGCGCGTAGCAGAATGCTATATCTCTGATCCGCGTAACACATGGTTCTGAGGAGGAGGAGGTAGCCGTGAGATCAGAGAACGTCGCGCAAATACGTGCGCAGCTGGGATTGACGCAGCAGGAGCTGGCAGACCTGCTGCGCGTGCATCGTATCACCGTCACGCGCTGGGAAGCCGGGACGGGACAGGTGCCGCCCACCGTCGCGTTGCTGCTGCGTCTGATCGCTGATCCCGTGATCGGCAGCAGGGCCCGAAAAATCGTCGAGGCCTGCGCGCCCGCGTAGACACCTATCGCGGCACGCCCGTCCGCAACGCGGCGAGCGCGTGCTGCCCCACATACCAGCCGAACGCCAGCAGCGCGACGCCCAGCGCGCGCGGCCCGGCCTCGTTGAACCAATTCAGCAGTACCAGAAACACCAGGCCGCCCACCGGTATCCGTTCCCCCGAAGGCACCACCGGCGGCAACGGCTGCCACGGCGGCTCAAAAAACAACAGCACCGACGCGCCGACGTAAAACGCCGACGCACCCAGCAGTAACCAAAGGGAAAGCCTGTCGATGGCGGAGCCGACACGCGGGTCTGTCGCAATGCAGTACCCGGCCACCACGTGCAGTCCGACGCCCAGCGCCAGCAGCGTCGGCCACGATATCCACGACACCAAATCAGCCACGGTGCACGTCCCCCGTAACCGTATCACGGTCTACGAAATTATAGCAGGGTTGTACCTGGCCGCAACCGACCTGAACGGAGACCGCAAATGTCCACACTAAAACGTCAACGCCCCGTAGGACGCCCCACAGATTACACGCCCGAGATCGCTGCTCTGATCTGCGAGCGCGTCGCACAGGGCGAGCCCCTCAACGCGATCTACTCCGAGCCCAATATGCCCAAACGCGCGACCGTCTACGGCTGGATACGGAAATATCCAGAGTTCGCAGCGATGTACGCGCGTGCGCAAGAGGATCGCGCCGACTATTTCGCGGACGAAATCGTCGCTGTCGCGGACGATTCGCGCCTGGCGCCAGACGATCGCCGCGTGCGGGTTGACGCGCGGAAATGGGTGGCCGCAAAACTCAGGCCGCGCCGCTACGGCGAGCGCGTCGAGCTGTCGGGCGATCCGGAGCGCCCGGTGGTGCCGGGCCGAATCGAGGTGGTGATTGTCGATCCTGTCAGCACAGCCGATCCCGCCGGCGCATCGGATTGAGGTTCCGCGCGCGTTTTTGCCGCTGCTGCAGCCGGCGCGCTACAAAGGCGCGTATGGCGGGCGGGGCAGCGGCAAGTCGCACTTTTTTGCCTCCCAATTGATCACGCGCTGCCTGCGCGAGCGCACCCGCGCGGTGTGTATCCGCGAGGTGCAGAACACCATCAAAGAATCGGTCAAACAGCTGCTCGAAGACAAGATCCGCGCGTCCGGCTACGCCTCGGCGTTCCAGCTGCTCGAGACGGAAATCCGCTGCCCGCACAACGGGTTAATCATATTCAGAGGGATGCAGAGGTATAACTCGGAGAATATCAAATCCCTCGAGGACTACGATATCGCGTGGGTGGAGGAGGCGCAAACCCTGTCCGAGACGTCGCTGCGGCTGCTGCGGCCGACGATCCGAAAAAAAAACTCGGAGCTGTGGTTCTCGTGGAACCCGCGGCGCGCAACCGACGCGGTGGACCGGTTTCTGCGCGGCCCGGAGCGTCCGGCGGACGCGATCGTCGTGCAGGTCGGCTGGCAGGACAATCCGTGGTTTCCTGAGGTGCTGCGGCGCGAGCTGGAATACGACTACGCACGCGACCGCGATCTGGCGGATCACGTCTGGGGGGGTAATTACGAGGTGGTGACGGAGGGGGCCTATTACGCCCGGCTGCTGCTGGAGGCCGAGCGGGACGGGCGGATCACGGACGTGCCCTACGAGCCGGCCGAGCCGGTCTATACGGCCTGGGACCTGGGGATCGACGACTGCACGGTGGTGTGGTGCGCGCAGATCGTCGGCTATCAGGTGCGGGTGATCGACTATTACGAGACGCGCAACGAGGCGCTGCTGGACGTGGCGCGCCACGTGCTGCGGCTGCCCTACGCCTACGCGGAACACTATCTGCCGCACGACGTGGACACGCGCGAGATATCGACGGCGCGCACGCGGCGCGAGCAGCTGGAGGCGATCGGCCTGCGCCCGATCCGGCCGGGATCGCGGCTGCCGGTCGCCGACGGGATCAACGCGGTGCGCACGCTGATCCCGAAATGCGCATTCGACGCGCGCAAATGTGCGGCCGGCCTCGAGCACCTGCGCAACTATCGCACGGAATACGTTGAGGAACTGGACACCTACCGGCTGCGGCCGCGACACGACGCGGCGAGCCACGCGGCAGACGCGTTCCGCGAGCTGGCGGTGCAGCTGTTCGACCTGAAGGCCGCGCGCGAGCTGGCGCGGCGGCCGGTCGCCGACAGCGACTACGATCCGCTCGTGTGGGGCACGGGGTTGCACCCGGTCCACGACGAGTGGCGCATCGAGGATATCTATCGCCCGTGGTAGTGCTGCGCCCCTACGACTACTACGCCTGCGAGTATCTGTGTCTGTCGCTGCGGGAGCAGGACCGGCGCGAGATTTTCAATCTGCGCCCCTACGACGAGGCCGTCCTGCTGGCGCAGGAGTGTCACCACTGGTTCAGCGACACCGGCAACCGCTGCCGGATAGCGTGGCACGACGGCCGTCCTGCTGGGCTGCTGGGGCTGGTGTGCGTCTATCCCCAGGTGTGGGAGGCGATCGCGTTCGGGACCAACGCGTTCAGGCGGGTGGCCGTTGCGCTGGCGCGCTGGGGCCGCCACGAGGCACGGGCCGTGCTGGCGGCCGGGCTGGGGCACCGGCTGCAGGCGACGGCGCGTCTCGAGCACGCGGAGAGCCTGAAATATATCCAGGCCCTGGGCGGTGCCGCCGAAGGGCCGCCGGCCCGCTGTCTGGGCAAGGACGGCGGGGACTATCAACGGTTTGTTTGGCTGAAATCAACCTACGGAGGGAACAACGATGTGCATGTCCAGCAAGGCCCCGAAACCCAAGGCGCCGCCGCCGCCGCCGACGGAGCGTGACGCCAATCTGGAGGGGCTCCGGGAGCGGCAACGCGCGGCAGGGGTGGGCGCTGCGTCCGGCCCGCAATCGACGATTCTGACGGGCAGCGAGGGTCTTCCGGACGCAGCGCCCGGGACGGGAAAGCGCGTCACGCTGGGCGGCGCGTGAGGCAGGTGTCTGAGTGACCGACGATATGCTGACGCCGCGGCAGCGGACACACTCTGCGCAGGACGAGATCGAGTCTCTCCGGCGGCGTCTGGCCACGCTGCAGACCGAGCGCCGGACGTGGGAATCGCACTGGCAGGAGATCGCGGAGCTGATGTCCCCGCGCAAAGCGGGGTTTACCGGCCGCCGCCAGCCCGGCGAGAAAGCCATGTTGGCGGTCTACGACTCCACGGCGATTCACGCCGTTGAGCTGCTGGCGGCGGGGCTGCACGGTGTGGCGACCAATCCGGCTAGCAAATGGTTCTCGCTGCGCATGACGGACGATGCGCTGAACGACATGGACGAGGTGAAGCAGTGGCTGGCTGACGTCGAGCAGATCATGTGGGCGCGCATGTACGCGCCTGGCACGAATTTCACGACGGCGCTGCACGAAATCTATCACGATCTGGCGGCGTTCGGGACCGGAATTCTGTTCTGCGGACTGCGCGACAGTGGCGGGCTGCTGTTCGAGGCGAAGCCGTTGAGCCAGTTTTACATCGCCGAGAACGCCGAAGGCGTCGTGGATACAGTCTACGGACGGACCGAGTACGCCGTCCGGCAGCTGGTGGAGCTGTTCGGCCTCGAGGCGGTCTCGGACAACGTTCGGCGCCTGTACGAGAGCGGGCTCCACGACAGTCTGGTGTGGGTGGTGCACGCGGTGTATCCGCGGCCGCAGCGGCAGGCGTCCGGGCGGAGGCGGGAGACGATGCCGTTCGCCTCGGTGTATTACGAGGAGGCCACGGCTCATGTGCTCGAGGAGGGCGGATTCCCCGAGTTCCCGTATATGGTTCCGCGGTGGTCGAAGCGGTCTGGGGAATTGTACGGCCGGTCGCAGGGGATGACCGCGCTGCCCGACACAAAAATGCTCCAGGCGATGATGCTGGTGACGATCAAGGCGGCGCAGAAGGTCGCCGATCCGCCGCTGTTTCTGCCGCACGAGGGCTTTATGGGCCCGATCCGGACGGTTCCGGGCGGGCTGAATTTCTACCGCGGGTCGCGGGGCGAGATATTCCCGATGCCCGTCTCGACGGGGTTGCCGGTGACGTTCCAGATGATGGAGGACGTGCGCAACCGCATCAGGACGACCTTTTTTGCCGACGTGATCCAGTTTGTGACCGATGTGCGGATGACCGCGACGGAGGTGCGGCAGCGCGCGCAGGAGCGGATGCGGTTGCTGGGTCCGATTGTCGGGCGGCTGGAGGCGGAGCTGCTCGGGCCGCTGGTGTCGCGGGTGATGCAATTGCTGCACCGCCTGGGTGTGTTGCCACCGGAGCCCGAGGTGATTTCGGGGCGCGACTACACTGTGGAGTTTGTCTCGCCCATTGCGACGGCGCAGAAGCAGGGTGAAGCGGATGCGCTGCTGCATGTCGTGCAGTACGCGATGCCGTTGGCGCAGGCTGATCCGACGGTGATGGCGCGGGTGTTCAACCTGGAGGAGGTGGTGCGCTATCTGGCGGATTTGTTCAACCTGAACCCGAAGCTGCTGACGTCGGCGGAGGACGAGGAGCTGCAGCGGCAGCAGCATCAGGCGACCCAGGCGGTTCAGCAGTTGGGTGGACCCGCGGCTCAGATCGCAAGGCAGGGCGCTGGAGCCGCGAGAGACCTTGCGGCTGCCTCCGGTGCTCCGCTGGATTTTGGGGCGCTGCTGGCGGCTCTGCCGGAGGCAGGGGAGCAATTGCAGGCGCTGCCTGGGGTGGTGACGCCTGGTGCCAGCGGGTAGCGCGATGGCGAGACGGCGGCCCTGCACGGAGAAGCGGCTCTACACGGACGCCGACCGGGCGGTGGACTATCGCACGGTATTCGGCTCGGAAGCCGGACAGCGCGTGTTCAACGATCTGATCGTGTCCTCGCACGTGATGCGCCCGATCGAGCCGGGCGACCCGTTGCGCATGGCGTATCTGGAGGGAATGCGCGCTTTGGTGCTGCGCGCGATGACCTATCTCGTCTACGAACCGCAGGATTTCCTGGCACGCGCGCGGGCGATAAGGTCGGGCCTGGAGGAGTATTTATCGGATGGACATGGATACAACGGAATCAACGGAATCAACCATTTTGACGAGCTTGGCTCGGGGCACGACTCCTGAGGGCTCCGGATCACCTGCGGAGCCTGGTGCGCAAGGTGCTTCGCCGGCGTCTGCGGAGCCTGCTGCGAATTCTCCGGCCTCTGCGGGCGCAGAGGATTGGCGGACGCAGCTCGACGAGGACCTGCGCCAAGCCGAGACGCTCAAAAAGATAAAGTCTGTCAAGGATTTGGCACGCAGCTACGTGTCATTGGAGAAGCTGCTCTCGCATGAGAAGGTGCCGCTGCCGAAGGACGAGAACGACAAGGAGGGGTGGGATCGGGTCTACCGGACTCTGGGCCGTCCGGATACACCGGAGAAGTATACGTTTGATCGTCCGGACCTGCCGGATGGGATGACGTGGGACGAGGAGAGCGAGAAGTTCTGGCGCACCTGGGCGCATGCGAACGGGATCAGCCAGCGGCAGTTCGAGCGTCTGATGGAGACGGGTGTGCAGCAGCGGCTCGAGGCGCATGCGAGCGCGGTGGACGCGCAGCGCCGGTATGCGGAGGAGCGTGACGCGCGGATCAAGCGCGAGCTGGGCGACCGGTTCGAGACATACAAGACGTCGGCGCAGGCGGTGCTGGCGCGGTACGGGGACGAGGACCTGATTGCCTGGCTGGAGCAGACGAAGAGCGGCGACGATCCGCGCGTGATCAAGCTGTTCGGGCGTATCGGGATGGACATGATGGGCGATACCACGCTCAAGAAGCCCGGCCGCGAGACGCAGGGCCCGGCCGACTGGGATGCACAGATCGAGACCTACCGCAAGCGTCACGAGAAGGTCCTGATGGACCGCAACCACCCCTTGCACGACCATCACGTGAACGAGCTGCGCAAGCTCTATCAGCGCAAGCATCAGGAGTTTTGATGCGCATGACAGAGCTGGATGTGAGATTGCAATGCCTGCGTCTGGCGATACCGGACGATCAGGCGTTGACGTGGGACGTGGACGCGATCCTGTCCCGCGCCGACCGATATTATCGCTTCGTTACGGATAACGGCACCACGGCCGCCCGGCCCACGGCAGCGAATATCGTCAAAAAGCGAACCCGGACAAGGACTTAGCGCCCCCGGATCAATGGCTTTGGAAGCGGGCCGCCATCTTCAACGCTTCTTTTTGTGGCCCGGCACTGCCGGATAACCATCGACGAACCTCAAGCCAATATCATCAGGAAAGGAGATCACCATGTCTCGACAAATCGAGACATCGTTCGTCGATATGTACAGGGCGAACGTGGACCAGTTGGTCCGACAGAAGGGGTCGCGGCTGCGCGACACCGTGGTTGTCGAGAAAATCGTCGGCAATCAGGCGTACTTCGAACAGATTGGCAGCGTGGTGGGGCGCAAGAAAAGTGGGCGTCATTCGGACGTTGAATATTCCGATACGCCGCACCAGCGCCGGCGCGTCGCAACGACGACCTACTACGCCACCGATCTGATTGATCGTGAGGACAAGCTGCGGATGCTGTTCGATCCGGCCTCTGAGTACGCTGAAGCGCAAGCTGATGCGCTGGGGAAGGATATGGACGAGTGCATCATCGAGGCCGCAACCGCAACGGCCTATACGGGTGTGGACGGCACGACGGCGACGCCGTTTGACAGCAACATGATCGTCGACGTCACGGTGCGCGATCCTGGCGTCACCTCGGGCAACTATGGGCTGAACGTGGCCAAGCTGCTGCGGGCGCACCGGTTGCTGAACGCCAACCATGTGCCGACGCAAGACCGCTATATCGTGGTCAATTCCAGGCAGATGGAAAGCCTGCTGAGCTCCCAGAAGGCAACGTCGGCCGACTATGCGTCGGTCAAGGCGCTGGTGCACGGCGAGATAGACACCTATTGCGGGTTCAAGTTCCGCCAGAGCGAGTATATCCAGCAGGACGCCTCGAACAACGACAAAGTCCTGTTCTATCACAAGCGCGGTCTGAGGCTGGGCATGAATGGCGACCTGTACGCGCGCATCAGCGAGCTGCCGCAGAAGCACTACGCGGTCCAGGTGTATTCAAGCATCGACATTGGGTGCACCCGCATGCAGGAGGGCATGGTCGGTTATATCGCATGTCATCCGTCGAATGGTCCCGGCGCATAATGAGGGAGGGCGAACATGGCAGTGGTAAACCTTAAGGGCTCCAGGATCATGACGGGCTTGACGAAGGTCAAGCCCGAGATTGCGGCCCCCGGCCTTGCTGGCGGCCGTCTGCGCAAATGGGTGGAGACGCTCGAGACTGGAGCAGATGACAGCACCTCGTCGACCTATCTGGTCGCGCGGCTCCCCTCGAACGCACGCATTCTCGGGTCCTCGCGCATCTCGCACGATGCGCTCGGCACGACGACGGCGACGTTCAATATCGGCGTGTACAACGTGCCCGGCAAGTCGCATATTACCGACGACGACGACGCTATCAATGATGGTATCGTCTGCTCGACGTCGGGCACGAAGGAGTTCATCAAGGACCGCGCCGACTGGGGCAAGTGCCTGTGGCAGTTTGTCAGCGGCGCAACCAAGGACCCGCAAGGGATGCTGGATATCAAGCTGAAGCTGACTACCGCGCATCTGTCGAGCGGCGCGGGAACGGTGACGGTCGAGATCGACTACACCATCGACTGACGGGAGGCTGGGGATACGTCCCCGGCCTTTTTTTGACACAGCGAGAACAGACAGTGAACGATAGCCAACGCCACATCATGCTGGCGATGCCGAGCTATTCGGGCCGGCCGCACGTGGAGACGTATCACGCGCTTGTGCACGACATTGCCGGGATGCAAGCGCAGGGGTGGACAGTGGAAGTGCGGTTCTCGGTCGGTGACAGCCTCATTCCCCGCGCGCGCAACCAGATTGTCGCGATATTCCTTGCCGGCGACGGCACGGATCTGGTGATGATCGACGATGACGTGGTGTGGGAGCCGGACGCACTGCTGCGCCTTCTCACTCATCCGGTCGACGTGGTGGGAGGAGTGTATCCCAAGCGCACAGAGCCGCTCGAGTTTCCGGCGCGCCGGCTGGTTGACGCCGTTCCGGACGCCAACGGCCTGCTGGCCATGGAGGCGATACCCGCCGGCTTCCTGCGGCTCAGCCGCACGGCCCTGGAGGCGATGGCGCGCCATTACGACAGTCACGATCCACAGACGGGTGCGCCACGGCCGTTTGATCACCCGCTGCACCGCGCGTATCGCGATTCCCATGTGCCGGGGGGGAAAGCGTGGTCGTTGTTCGGGCTCGATCTGAGCGTCGATTTCGACAATCCGCCCACCGACAACCTCAAATGCCTGACCGGCGAGGATTTCACCTTCTGCCGCCTGTGGCGGGAGATGGGCGGCACGGTCTATGCCGACACGCTCCTCAGGTTCCAGCACATCGGCCGCAAGGCCTACGACGGCTGTTATGCCGAGCGAATCGCACAGGTAACCCATGACATCGGACGTATCAATCTGCAATCTGGCGCTGTCGCGCATCGGCCATGACGAGATCACGTCTCTGGCTGAAAACAACCCGGCGGCGAAGGCCTGCAGCCGGGAATATGAGGTGTGCAGGGACACGCTGTTGCGCGCCCACACGTGGAATTTTGCCGTCAGACGCGTGCAGCTGGCTCAGCTGACGACCAAGCCGGTGTTCGAGTATGCGCGGGAATACCATCTGCCCGACGATTGTCTGCGCGTCGTGAGCGTCGACTGCGTGGAGCCGTATCGCATCGAGGGGCGCAAACTGCTGACCGACGCGGCAACGGTGAAGATCGAATATGTAGCCCGCATCACCGACCCGACCCAGTTCGATGTGCTGTTTGTCGACACCCTGGCCTATCTGATTGCGGCGAGGATCGCGCCCCGCCTGATGGACAATGCCTCGATGGTGCGCGAGCTCTATCAGGCCTACGAGGCGATGCTGCGGGAGGCGCGCTACACGGACAGCCTGGAGGGCACCGTGCGGAATATTGACGCCGGGTACTGGGTGGAGAGCCGCTACTGATGGCGCGCGTCCAGGCACTGCAGGCGACGTTCACCGGGGGTGAGTTTTCCCCCAAGCTCCACGGGCGCACCGATGTGCGCAAATATGCCGACGGCGCAGCCACACTGCTCAACGGCATCGTCATGGCGACGGGAGGCGTGCGCAAACGGCCGGGGACCAAATTCGTGGCGGAGGTGAAAACGAGCAGCCAGCTGCCACGGCTCGTACCGTTCCAGTTCAACGTGGAGCAGGCCTATATCCTCGAGTTCGGCGCGAACTATATCCGTGTCTATCGCGATCAGGCGATCGTGACCCACCCGCTGAAGACGATTTCGGCTGTGACCAAAGCCAATCCGGGTGTGGTGACGGCCACGGCGCACGGGTTCGCGGATGGCGACGAGATCCTGGTGACCGGGGTGGTCGGCATGGTCGAGCTGAACAACCGCCGTTTCACGGTGGCCAATGCGACTGCCAACACCTTCGCGCTGTCCGGCGTCGACACATCCGGCTACGGTACCTACACGTCGGGCGGCTCGGCGGCGAAAATCTACGAGATTGCAACCCCATATCTGCAGGACGAGCTCGACGGGCTGACTTTCGCGCAGCATGCCGACGTCATGTATATCGCCCACAGGAATCACCCGCTCGCGAAGCTGTCCCGCACGGGCCATGCGGCGTGGACGTTGACTGACGCCATGATCACGAACGGTCCGTTTCGCGCCATCAACGCCGATCAGAATCACTATCTGTCGGTCAACGTGACGGGATCGGCCAATATCACCAACATCACCCGGGCGTTGCCCGCCGTCGTGACCACCGCCGGTGCCCATGGGTTCGGCGAGGGGTGTTGCGTCGAGATCACGTCCGCCGGCGGCATGACGCAGGTCAATAACCAGCGCTACATCTGCCGCAACGTGACGGCGACCACGTTTGAATTGTGGACCATTGCGGAGACGCGCGTCGACAGCACGGCGTTCACCGCATACACGTCGGGCGGCGTTGCCACCGTTGCCCGAACCTCCTTCGGGACCATTGCGCCGGGCTCGACCGTCACGCTGACGTCGACCAAAGCGTTGTTCAGCGCCGACCATGTGGGGGCGTTGTTCCGCCTGTGGGAGCCCGGCAAGGACACCGGCATTGCGCAGCCATACGGCAGGAGGTCAGTCTACAATAACGACATGTATACGACAGACGGCAAGGTCTATGGCGTGTCAAATTTGACAGGCGCAAATGAATGGCAGGACGAATGGACGTATCCGAAGCACAGTCAGTGC